GCATGGGCGAAACACAAAGCCGCCGAGTACGACCATGTACGCAGATTGGAGGAAGTCGATGCCGGTTAAACACAGAGACATGGTTAAGGAGGACGGCGTCTGGGTCGATAGGGAATGGGTGCTGTGCCGAACCACTCTGTACAACGAGCTTATTGTTATAACAAAGCGGGACTACGACCTCTGGACATCGTTCCATGTAGACAAGTATGAGTTCATAGCCGAGGGCCGACGCAATTTGTTACACCAATTTCAGAAACTGATGAAGGGTAGGTAACAAATGTTAGGAACGAAGAGTGAGCCCCAAGCAGCCACGCTGCGGGGTATTGTGAAAGTCTGCGTAAGCAGGGAAAGGAAATGATATGGGATACGCAACGATAATGAATGTGCCGTGCATATACAACTACGAGCAAGCACTGAAGAAATGGCAGAGCACCAAGCCGATACGAGGGCGTGAGCCTGAGATTAGGCCACTAGGTGAGCGGCGTGACTGCGACAGCTACAGCATACGCAAGAATGTATGGACCGATGTAATCGAATTGGTGCTTTACAAAACTCCGGTGGTCAAGTTCACACCTGACAACGAGGTCATCCTCAACTTTGGCCCGTGGTCTAGCTCATCGACATGCCAATTTATCAGTGGGGTGCTTCAGTCCGTCCGTACTCGCCGACAGCAAGGCGCGGTGGTGCTGGAGTTCAAAAACGGCTCGAAGGCGATGCTCGGGCAGAACGAGGAGCTAGTGTTGGTGGCTGACTCGCATGGGTGCTGGACACCGAGAGCCAAGCAGACGCTCTACGACTATCGAGTCAACCGCAAGCAAGCTAACAATGTTAGGAGGCTGGTCTCGCAATTCCACGACTACATGTCAGGAATGGTAAAGCTCAGAGCCGAGAAGGTTGAAGGCTACTACGGGACAATAAGCCACACAGCAGTGCATACGACCTATGCCGACTTGATTGAAGTGTTTGGTGAACTAAAGCAAGCGGGTGGTAGTGAGTATTTACGGCCTGATGTGGACAACTGGATTGGTCTGGCTGAGAAGCCCAAGCACTGGCGACCAGAACAAAAGGTTGAGAAGTGGGCAGAGTATCGAGAGCGTGCGCAGAAGTTCTTCGACCTAGTGAGGAATGACCAAGACGACAACGCACGCCACCAGAACTATTGGATTGCGTTCAACATCCTGTTCGTGCAGGAGGCCACCATGTACTGGCGAGCTAACTCGGATACGAAGGTATCTATAAACACAACGCACTTCGAGCGGTATCTGTACAAGACTCTGTTCACCATGTTCGCCGACAAGGTGTTCACCAAGGTTGCGCTCGCCGAGGGGAAAGTGCCGAGCGGCAGGTACGACGACTATGTGTTGAAAGAGGAGGACTAACAATGTTAGGACACAGGGATGAACACGCCTAAAAACTTGACAATGTCTAGTTTTTGTGGTACAATATAAGTTGAGTAAGAAGAAGTGAGAGGGTTAGATTGGCAGTCCCGCTAATCTAACAAGTGTTAGAAACGAAATGAAACTAAACGAAGGAAATGAAAATGTCAGAAGTTAAATTTGGTAAGAGCGTCACGCTCAAGCAAGCCGCGAACCTGATTCGCACCAACCCCACTACTCGCTTCATGCTAAGAGGCGAGCCCGGCATCGGCAAGTCTTCCCTGTTGGAGAGTATTGCCAAGGGCTTAGGCTACGACTACGCATACATCGATGTGCCGAACCTAGACTTGGGCGACATTGCCATGCCGGTCATCGACCACGAGACGAAGACGACTCGGTATTATCCCAATGCCCGATTCGGTATCCATACAGGCAAGCCGATGGTCATCATGCTTGACGAGTTCAGCAAAGGCGCTGACCCAGTGAAGAACATGCTCCATCCCATGCTTGAGAAGGCGAACCCTCGACTCGGTGACATCCCGCTCGACAAGAACCAGACTGTTGTGTTCTTGACCGGCAACCTGAGCACCGATGGCGTGGGCGACACCATGAAAGCGCACAGCTTGAATCGTATCGTGCCTCTGACTATCAGCAAACCTACATCCGAGGAATGGATTGAGTGGGGCATGAACAATGACATCGAGCCAGAGATATTGGCATGGGTGAATCGATTCCCTCACGCAATGGCTAGCTACACAGACGCAGGGCAAGGCGACAACCCGTACATCTTTAACCCTAAGCGCGCACAGGTAGCGTTCGTGTCTCCGCGTTCACTGGCAACGGCATCTAACATTGTTAGGACTCGCAAGCAGAATGACTCTGACTCTGTGATTGCGGCGTTGGCTGGTGCGATTGGCGAATCGGCGGCGCGTGACATGCAAGCGTACATCGAGTTCTCTGACCAACTGCCTACTTGGGAGAACATCATCGCAGACCCTACTGTTGCGAAAGTACCGACAAGTCCGGGCGCTTGTGCGATTGTTGTGTTCGGTGCGATTGCTCGTATTGAAACGACAAACATTGGCCCATTTATGAAGTACTTGGAGCGACTCGATGCCGAGTGGCAAGCCGTGTTCGCTATCAACATTGCGAAGACACCGAGAAAGCAACAGATTGCGTTCGGCACGAAGGAGTTCTCCGACTGGGTTGCCAAGAACCAAGACCTGCTGTGAACGAGAGGGACTTGAATTTGGACAACGGGTGGGTGTCCGAGAACCCCACCTATAACAAACTGTTGAAGCAGGGGTACAGCGTGGGTGGGTACATCGACAAAGGTGTAATCAAGTACGCGCTGTACCGCCTACGTCCCGATGCCGAAGGGTTGTTCAAGTATGAGACTGTGCATGCGTTTGACACACCCGAGGAGATAAACATGGCGGTCAAACTTTTAGTGGGTTGATGGGGAGCTATATGTACGCAGTTATCCATAAAGATACAGACTGGCCAGATGGGTTTGAGGAGATTTTGTGGCTAGGCAATAGACTCAAGCACTACGGGTACACAGTGAACCTAGCGGCCAAGGTGCTTGCGTCACATGACGGCCCACAGTACAAAGTGTCCATCGTCAAGTGGGAGCGCTCGCTCTTCAGGTGGTCAGCACCTAAGCGCGAAGAGATAGGCACGTATGAGGACAAGACGGAGGCGGCGAACATGATTCGCTTTCTATTGAATGTGGTGGATAAACAAATTAAAGAGAGGAACTAACAAATGTTAGAAGAACGGAAATTACAGAAGGCCAAGATTTCAGTGATGCGTGAACCCGCATTCGCGTTGTTGCAAGGCGTGATGATGGTTGGTCGTACGCACGTAGTTGATAACTTGCCGACAGCGTGTACCAACGGACGAGATGAGTCCTATGGGCGTCAGTTTATTAAGGAGTTGCCCGACAAGGAACTGGCATTTGTAGTTGCTCACGAGGCATGCCACAAAATGTACCGACACCTGACGACATGGCGCAAGTTGCACGACGAGAACGCGCAGATGGCTAACTCGGCTATGGACTATGTGATTAACCTGATGCTCAAGGACTTAGACCGGAAGGAGGAGGTTATCTCTATGCCGCGCTATGCCAAGAACACAGGACACCCCAAGGCTAAGAAGGGTGACTTCATGGGCTTGATTGACGAGCGCTTCCGTGGGATGAACACCAAGCAAGTGTTCGACATTCTCAAAGAGGAGCAGGAGGAAGGAGGCGGAGAAGGCGGGGGCGATGGCTTTGATGACCACGATTGGGACGGCGCGAAGGACATGTCTGATGAGGACAAGGAAACGCTGGGGCGTGAGATTGACCAAGCGATTCGTCAAGGCTTGATTGCACACCAGAAGAATGTGGGCAAGGGCGGCGGTGGGTTAGACCGAGAGCTTGAGGACTTGCTAGCCCCGAAGATTAACTGGCGTGAGGTGTTGCGCGAGTTCGTCAAGACTACATGTTCCAACAAAGACGCAAGCTCATGGCGGCGGGTTAACCGCCGGTTTCTATCTACGGGCGTGTACATGCCGAGCATGATTGGCGAGAAGGTCGGGCACTTGGTTGTGGCTATTGACACATCAGGAAGCATTGGTGGGCCCGAGCTTGCCGAGTTCCTGAGCGAAGTGCAGGGTATCGCCGAGGAGGTCAGCCCCGAGGTGGTGGACTTAATCTATTGGGACGGCGAGGTTGCCGCGCATGAGAAGTATGAGGGTGCGGCGGTGTCTAACATTGTTAGTTCTACCAAGCCCAAGGGTGGTGGCGGTACAGACCCAAGCTGTGTATCGGAGTACCTGAAGAACGAGAACATCAAGCCCGAGGCAGTCATTGTGCTGACCGATGGCTATGTACCGAACTGGGGTAGCGAGTGGACAGCGCCGACTATGTGGGTCATCAGCGGTGGCAACACCGATGCGGTATCAGACAACGGCAAGACTATCTACTTGGAGGTGTGAGCATGATGGTTGTTACCTTGGGATATTCCCACTTTGTGATGCAGACTGCGGACGCGGTGCGGTTACTGGAGATTCTTGAGAACGCCGAGCGGTATGTGCTCAAGTATCGGGCGAATGACGCGAGCACTCACCATGTGTGGCCGAACGATACGACTTTCGAGGCGAAGATGATTGGCACTGATTTGTACCGCATGGCTAAGCTGGCGGGTAAACCGGAGGATTGATATGGGTAGCTTACAAGAAGAAGTGTTAAAGGACATTAGAGACCACTACGTAAAAAATCTTGCGGCTTCTATCCGTGTGCAGGGCACGAGCATTTACCAAATGATTATGGACGGCAAGGACAAGCCCGACTACTACACCAGACGCAAGCATGGGAAGTGGACTATCTACGACAAGGATGGTTGGCAGATAGCGGGACGATTGAATGAGCGAGAGATGAAGAACTACATGAAACTTTTAAAGGAGTGAAGAGATGACTGATAAAGAGATGCAACTGGAAAGCATGGACATTGCGAAGCGTTTTGCGGAGAAGAACGCAACGAGTGGGGAGGGCATGCTTATCTTGGCAATGACCCTAGCCACTACGTTCAGGGTGAACGGGGTGTCACAGCATGAAGCAATCAACCGCTTCACAACTATTGTTAAGAAAGTATACGGAGAATTAAAATGAGCATTGCATCAAGCGCAGTTCTAGTAGAACTAAACATCAGCGTGTGGCCAGCCAACAAGGTTGACCGAGAGATGACCGAGACAGTGAACACCAACGCATCAGCGGTGCGGGATGCGTCACAGACGCGGAAGAATCTGTTTGCGGGTACTACGCTACGCAAAGACATTGAGAAGCTGGCGGCACGGATACGCCTCTATCACAACCAGAACACATTGCCGTGGGCTGACAAGGGACAGCGACTGTTGCCGACTAAGTTGTTCATGGAGTACAAGCAGACGATGAACAACTACGAGGTGCAGTTCTCCCAACTGTGCAGTAACTTTTTCGTGGAGTACCCGCGCCTAGTAGCCGAGGCACAACAGCACTTGGGCACGATGTACCGAGCCGAGGACTATCCCGACTTGGAAGATGTGCGGATGAAGTTCGGATTCCGTAAGGCGTTCGACCCAATACCTGAGTCTGGTGACTTCCGCTTGGATGTATCAGCGCAGGACTTAGAAGAAGTGAAGGCAGGCTACGAAGCGAAGTTCGACGAACGACTGGCCGAGGCTATGCGTACGCCGTGGGAGCGACTGCACACTGTGCTGACTTCCATGTCTGAGAAGCTGAAAGACGAGGATGGTGTGGACTCGAAGAAGCGTTACCACGATTCGCTGGTGACCAATGCACAGGACTTGGTTGGCTTGCTGGACAAGATGAACATTACGAACGACCCCAAGCTGGAGGAAGCACGTAAGCAGCTAGAGCTAACAATGTTAGGAGCTGACATCGAAACAATCAAAGAGAGTTCTCATGCGCGTGAGTCTATGAAGAACAAGGTAGATGCAATCTTGCAGAAGTTTGAGTGGTAAGGAGTAAATGATGAGCTATGAATTATTGAAGTTGCCCAACGTGCGTATAGGTAAGGACGCTGGGGCTATAGACGAAGTTAGGATGATGGCAGACGCTAAGAGATTGGCGTGGGAGGTGGCGACCAAGAACCCACTGTGGACTATTGAAGTGACGAGCCCACGCACTTTCCTTGTGCTATGTGATAGGGAGCAGCTAGGCATCATCGGTTCCGAATGGCATGGCAGTAGCCAAAAGTTGTTTGTGCGTAACGACCGCATTGGTATGAACAGCACCCGCAAGAGCGCTTACCACACCGACAAGGTAGATAAAGCGTTGCTCAAGGTGAAGAAGAACTTTGGCCCGATGGTGCTAGCCGAGCGTATGGGCAAGGCGGTGCAGAAAGCAAAAGAGTGTATGAATGAGCAGGGGTACAAAAAGCAACTGGAGCTAAGGAATCATAGCGGCCCTATCAACAAAAGCATGGTGGAGTACGGTAGGCAACACATAAGTCAGTACACGCAGTGGTTGAAGGACACGCATGATGCAGAAACGCTTGAGCATCTAACAAAGTTAGGAGAAGCCCAGCTTGACATGAGGACTATCAAAGAGGTAACGCAGTGCATGGACGATGAAAAATTTGCACTGGTGGTGTTGGAAAGCGGGAAATATATTGTTAAGATACGCGACAATGTACAACTGTACGGTGACACCGACTTGCCTTATGCTCTACGCGCCAAGGTGGGCATGCTCAAGTTGGTAGAGGACGAGGCGATGGTAACTGGCATAGGTTGCCGAGTGTCTAGTGAAATTTTTGTGGTGATGTTGGACGAGGAGAAGGGCAATGCACTTCCCTAAAGGACTACGCAAACAGCTAATTGAGTACGAGAAGGCTGGCTTCACAATAATTGAGATTGAGCCACGTAGCGGTTCGCATTTCTTGGTTGTGTTCGCCGAATTCCCACAGCCTCAAATCGTAAGCAAGAACTCAAGTGAGCCACGAGCTACCAAGAACAACATTTCGATATACCGCCGAATGGCGGCTGAGCATAGGGAGAAACAGCAATGACAACAGGAATTGAATACCTTAAAGTAGAGAAAAAACGACGAGGTCGCGGCCCTAGTAAGAAGCCGACTCTTGTCAATACGAGCTTGCGTTTGCCGCGAGAGGTGGTCGAGTACTTCGAGACCTTTCCCAACAAGCAAGTCAAAATCCGAGAAGTTCTTACCGAGTACCTAAACAGCCAACAGCAAGGAGCTAACAATGGCAAAATCTAAGAAGCAAAACGTATCAACCCGTGTCCGAGCGTACCAAGCGAAGCACCCCACTGCGAGTGCCAAGCAAGTAGCCGAGGCGTGTAAGACGAGCGCCGCCTACGTGTATGTTGTTCGGAGCAATGACGCGAACTGGAAAACCGTTTCCGTAGCCACGAGCGATCAGTCTATAGTCAAACATCTTGGCGTGACTATGGCTAAGGACGATGTGACTAAGCTAACAGACGAGCAGACGGCGCGTATGGTTTACAACCTGACCAAGCCACGTATCCGTATGCAAGCGGCTGATGCGCCGCAAGTCGATAACGTCAATCACCCTGCCCATTACAAGACAGGTGGAATCGAGACCATCGACTTTATCCAAGCCAAGCTGACACCCGAAGAGTTCCGTGGCTACCTCAAAGGCAACGTGCTCAAGTACGTGTCTCGTTCGAACGACAAAGACTGCTACGAGACAGACATGCTCAAGGCACGTTGGTATCTCAACCGTGAAGCGGAGCGCTTTGTTAAGGCTGGCAATAAGGAAGCGGCATGAAGCACCCATACCACACACTGCTTCCAACGTACATGCAGAAGTTCCTGATGGACGCCGTCAAAGGCGGTATTCCGGAGATTGACAAGGTTGCTTCTGAGATGCGCGAGGTCTCGCCTCAAAGGTTTCACGACAGCAAGTCCGTTGAGTTGCGGGTGTTCTACAACGAGCCGCGCCAGAGCGTACCCAGTGCGGGGTTCATAGTGCCTTACCCTACTAGGACACGCGCTTAAAAGTTTCGGGGGGAAAGCGGATGCTGTGATGCCTCTGACCCGTAACAGGGAATTGTGGCAATAACCAGTACGGCACAGACGCAGCGAGTACCCCCACCTCTACTTTTACCTATTGACAAAGTACAATGTTGTGCTACAGTGAATTTAACGAAGGACAAAACGATGTGGAAATACATGTGGACAGAGCTAAGGCTCATGCTCAAAACGGTGACGCCAGTACAGGCCGTCACACACGAACTACTTCACGCAGAGCACGAGCTTCTGCAAGCTGAGAGTGGTGTCGAATACGCACAAGCCCTAGTGACGTACAACAAGCAGCGAGTCAAACGCCTCAAGGCGTACTTGGGCAAGACCGAGGAGGCAGCATGACTACAAACACAGGTGGGCCAGCGTTCCCATGCCACCCCGGCATTGAAAATCCGCTCTATGACGGCATGACCCTGCGCGACTACTTTGCGTCAAAGGCGATGCAAGCATGTTTACAAAATGCAAGACCAGAAGATACGGATGAGCCGCTAATCACTTGGGCGCAAGATGCTTACGACATGGCAGACGCAATGCTGGAAGCGAGGAAAGCATGAACGAGGAAAGCATGAACGAAGAAACCCGCAAGGCCAAGCCGTATCCGGCAGTGCCGGAGGACATAGACCCAGTGCCGGATACATGGCACAGGATTGGAGCGTTCATGCTTTGGTCTATTTTTACAGTGTTGGCAGCGATCTGCCTTGGGCTGTTCTTAACTGGCGCTTGGATTTGGAGCTTACTGATATGACCTTTACAGATAAAGACTACGAGGATGCGCTGCGGCTGCGAAAAGTGACTGAGCTTGCCAAGCCAGTAGTTTCTATTGCTGATGGAACCCATTTTCCATCCGGTAGTTCGGCGGGAAGCTACACCTTTACCGAACAGTCCTCCAAGATGTTCTTGCTGGCTACGCCACCCAAACCTGTTGGCGGCTACCGGATGGGTGAAGAGGCCAATGGTGGATATATTATTTTTAGCATACCAAAGAAACCCTGCTGGATTCACCGGATGGGTGTGCGTTTGGTGCTGGGCTGGAAGTGGGTGGATGTATGAAAACAAACATTGAGATGGCGCGTGAAGCGGGTGGCTACTTTGCCGAACTACCCAAAGGTGATGCTTGGTTGTTTGACAAGGAGGAGCAGCTTGAAGCCTTTGCTGAGCTTGTCCGCGCTGATGAGCGCGAGGAGTGTGCGAAGGTGGCTGACGAATACATAGAGGGGTGTGAAGGTACAAATTTTGGTGTAGGCAAAGTCATTCGAGCAAGGGGACAGCCGCTGGTTTGCTGCGAAGAGTACAACACCTGTGTACGGCCTTGCACACCAAGAGGCAGACATCATGGCCAGAAGGAAGAGCGTGAGGCGTGTGCAAAGTTGTGTGACTGGTATGTCGATTCAAGTTCAGACCATGAAGCTGGCACGGCA